CACCCATGATAATATAGGGTAAGAGCTGCTCATACATACTTAATCACTATCTTATTACTTAATATTTCCTTCCCTTTCCCCCAGACCCCCTATCCCTACCTTACTTTTTCCTTTGTATCGCTATGTTTATCTGCGTGACTATTTATTGTATTATATCCTCAAAAGGGAAGGCAGTCTGGGGGAATTGTCTTTTATGGGGTTGGGGAACCCCAACAACGTAAAAATTTTAGATTAAATTGTTGGGGAAAATTCACTAACGTTTTTAACCTATCTGTCTGTGTATCTATAACATGGGAAGTCAAAAAGAAAGACAAGAACGGCTAGTTATTCTAGCTGAACTTAAAAAAATAAATGTAGAAGAAGGAATGAGCGAAGCCCTTAATAGAAAACTCCTGGAAGATTATATGATTCAGATGTGGTTCTTAGGACATCAAACCCGTATGGATTATCTAGAAGTCCTCTTTAGGTTGCAGACATGATTAAAGACAAATATTCCGTATGGTTATGCGGTCAATGTCAAGAACCAATTAGAGAAAAACAGGTCCGCTGCAGTAACTGTAAAATCCTATTCGATTGGGATTAATCCCCCCCTTTATTTCCAGTCCAGTCATACTATCCATACCTTTTTTTTATTTATTGTTTAACAACATTTCAAACAACCGTTGTAAAATTTAACATCATTGATAGTGCCGCTATTTGTGTTAATGCTTTGAGAACGGGAAGCGCATTTTAAATATCTCAAACCTGTTACTCCTGACAAATCTGTAAAAGTTTCACTTTCTACTGCATTAACATATTCATCATTGTAGATGGTTGCAACAATGTTACTTGCTGATGTCCGCATTAATTCTACGTAATAGACCTTCGCTGTAACATCTCCAGTGGATACACTGAACCCAGCTTTGTTAGCTGCTCCATTATCTACATAATTTCCTGCAGTGCATCTATTCAAATAATATTGATTATCTGATGCTGATGTTCCTGAACCTCTACAAAAAGATAAACCATTTTGAGCATCGTCCCAAGTAGTATTAGTTGATGATATACCCATACCAACATGACAAGATGAGGCACTAGTCGCCACAGTTGTGCTTGTTTCCTTCCAACGTAATGTCCATTTGGTTTCACTTACACTAACCCCTAAATCATAATAAGACCGTGAGTCACTAGTCCCGGTTCCTGCATCATATACCAATGATGGTGGTATAACTGAAATATCTCCTCCTCCTCCGTCTGTGAAATTATCTGAACTAAAATCATCTTCAAATGTTACACTACAAATTCCAGCTTCTATTGTGGAAATCGCTGCGGTATTAGTAGCAATATTTGCCGTATTAGCTGCTACTGCAGCACTATTATCAGTAATTAAAGAATATAATGCGACACCGTTCATATCCGTTAAAGTCTCAGAAAGGTCGCCGCCGTCGTTTGCTAAAGATTGATTATGTGTATGTGCTAAAGTTTCAGGGCTTGAACTACCGCCCCCAGAGAAGCCACACAAATTACAGACCTACCAATGGTTTTGTTTTTGGCATTGCTACCATCTGACCTGATATTATTGTAGGGCCTGCGGCTCCTGGTTGAACCGTTACAGAAATAATATTCATATTTGAAAAACTCCTAAATGTTGAAGCTGGTAAACTAACTAGTGGATCTGTTGAACTGTTTAATCTATAGCTCCCTGCATTTGTTCCATCTTGATTTTCAATTTGCAAACTTATAGCAATGGCATTGAACTCTGTAGGGAATGTAATAATTCTTAAATTACCTGGAGCTGCTGCAGGAACTGTAATTAAAATGGGAAAGGATTCGTTTTGTGTATCGGCTGGCTTGGTTAAAATTTGAAAACCTTGAATGACTGTAGGCATTTTTTAAAAACCCCTAGAACATGTTGGCGTATTTTATAATAAATTGATATTGTTCAACACCGCCTCCAATTACAGTTTGAGCTGTTGAATAAGATAATTGCTTGCCTCCACTGGCACCTCCAACAGAAATTTCTAAAGGTCCTGGAACAGTTCTGCCGGCTGAAGCTGGATCAGAGTTTGAACTAAAGAAAGTTGGACCTGCTTCTAAATTATTAATGAAAAGTCTAGTTTGAAATTGTACAGCTCCTGTTGGTTGAACTGCATTAACAAAATCAATTATTGCATTATTTTTATTGAGTTGTTGTACTGATAAACCTGTAACATCATCTGTTGCCAATGCAAATACATTCACAACACCGACACCTCCTGCTGCCCTGGTGTATTGTCGCATTATTGGAACTGCCATATCTATAATACCTCCATTGCTGGGGCTACATTACTGTTTCCCCCTGCACGACCTGTTACCATTGGTAAAACCATAGCTCCTAAAACTCCCTCTATACCTCCCATAGCGTAACCGCCTATTGGCCCGGCATACCTGGATATCGCAGAATTGGGCATTATCATTGAAAATATTGCGGTTGCTATTGCTGCACCGCCAACTCCTAATGCCACTTTTTTAAGTGTACTAGAACCTGTAATAGATTTTAAGCTTTTCAACGTACTATTATTCTTATTACGTGGTTTATTAGTTTTACGTTTAACTTTCTTTTTCAAACCTGAAAATGCTTTCCTGGCAGTTTTTCGAACACCACCTTTTTTAGTTGAATTACCATTTTTCTTTTTAGTATTTTTTATAAATTTGTATTTACCTGATGCTAAAACTTTTACTGCTTGTTTTCTAGTTTTACCATTTTTCATTCTAATGGTTATTGTTTTATTAGCCATATCTTGTTGACCTGCCAGCAGCTCGTGAAGTATAACTACTTGAAGATGGACTTGAACTTGTTGTTGTTTGTGAGAAACCTCCAGCTCCAGGGCCAGTTGTTCCACTTGCAGTTGTAGTGGTTTGTGCTGAAGTATACCTTCCTCCACTTGAATGGGTAACTGTACTACCTGCAGGGCTTGTTGGTGTAACTCCTGGTTGATCTGATGCTGTATTAACTACTGGATCAGTTCTTGTTGTGTTTGATGCCGTGTCTGCGTTTTCTTGAAATATTGCATCTGGATAATTATCTCCATAAAATAAAGTCTTTAAACTAAATAATGGGTCCAACAATTTAGCTGAACCTGCCCCAACACCTGTTAATAAATCCTGAATACCCCCCCCTACACTACCAAGACCACTGCCAACACTAAACAAAGTTTGACCTAATGCACCTGCTGATTCTGATGCGGCACCTGGTTTGTTTATGATATTATATACAAATGCTAATCCTAACCCTACTGCTGCAATTGGCAAAATTTTTGTAAGTAAACTTGCAACTACCATGATTTTATTTAATCCTGCGAGTATAAAAATCTCTCCCCTTTACAAGTTGGGCAATCATGTAGACTAAACTTCTCAATACCGCTAGCTCCGACATCATTAGTAATTACTTGTCCTGTTGGTAAATAAGGAAATTCTGTATCTTCACAAGTTTTACAAGGTTGATTCGTCTGCTGCTTCCTGGGGTTTAATATTGTTCCCTTGCTTGCTTGTGAATTTTTCCACAATTCCTTTAATTGCATCTGGGTTTGACTTAACATAATTTGTGATAAAATCTATTGCATTTTTGTTCTTTAAAAGTGGTCGTATAGATGCAGGTAGTTGTGGGGCTAGCTGATCTATGATGCTACCTATTGCACTAAAAGGGTCCGCTGCTTCATCTGCAGACAAACTTACCGTTTTTTTAGCCTGGTTGACTCTACCCGTTAAGCGTTTATTTGTTGTTTCCAATTCTGCAATATATGTATCGTATTGTCTTTTAATTTTACTAGAGATTGGTGCGTTTCGTGTGACATTCCTAGTAGTAACAACGGCACACAAGCCACCAAATACAATAACACCCATGATAATATAGGGTAAGAGCTGCTCATACATACTTAATCACTATCTTATTACT